TCCAGAGCCTTAACGAGGTAAAGCACAAAAGCGGCCTTTTCACCTGCACGGCTACATTCATCCGCCCCGTCGGGAATACCCACCTTCCCACCGTCATTGAGACCAGCATCGGCGATGTCGATGTCTGGCCCGAGCCGGTGGTCTCTACCGGCACGGATGCCTTCCAGACCATTTCCGCCACCGGCTATGGAGTTTGGGATGCCAGCATCAGTGAAGCCACTTTTAGCCGGGACATCGGCTCGCTTCCTGTTCAGTGGAGCAGGATGGAGTATTGCAAAAACTCGGATGGATGCGACGAAGTGCCGTGTGGAGGCATAGTAGACGAATACTTCAGGGTGAAGTATATGCCTGTTATCGTCGAATCCGTGTATGTGCGAAAGATTGGAGATTCCCTCCCGCCAATACCTGCGCGTGTTCCAGCCGACACCGAGTCTACGGAGACTGAGAGCACCTTAAAAATTCAAGACATCACAGGACAGGATATTAGCCAAACGGAATTTAATATTTCTGAGTTTGATGATTTTGTTAGTCCGTCAGGATATAATGGCCAATTTAATAAAAAAATCACCCTCTTGATCTTGCCGACAATGGTGAAAAAAAACACCTATGGCGAAATCGTTGAAACGGAAGTGGTTTATTCTATCGTTTTGGACGGGGCGGCCACTCAGATAAATTACGGCACATTCTACTCAATAATCAACTGCTAGGATGCCCCCCTCTACGCCACCAGTTAGTTTCCAATTGCTTGCCAAGACCGCCGCAAACCCCGCTAGTGGCGGCTACCCCTACCAGCTTAAAGGGAGCGACCTCGACAAGAACTTCACCTTCGCAACGGAGGATTTTGACGCAACGGATTTTAAGGTGACTTACGCTCTTGGCAGCGGCGGCCACAAAAACCGCAAGGTCGCACTTTCGATTCGCATTCCCGCCGTTCCGAGCAGTGGCACCCATGTCCTCGGCGCGAAAGACGGCACTCTGCAATGGATTGCTACGAAGGAATGCTAATGCAGATTTTTACCACGGAGAACACGGAGAGCACGGAGGCCAAGAAGAGACATGTTTAAAAGGATTCCAAACCCGCCCTCTGCCTTCCTCTCCGTGTGCTCCGTGTCCTCTGTGGTTAAATTCCCATGACCCTCGGCCGCACATCCTCCGGAGCCATCAAGATCAAAACCGACTCGCCCGGTCTCCGCGCCGTCGAGTGCTCCTGTTGTGGGTCAATACCTCCAGATGCTTGCCGAGACTGCCCTCCTTTTCTTGGGGAATTTAATTTCTCAGTGAGCGGCATTTCTTTGGACGGAACTATACAGGAACAATTCCCAGCCAGTGTTTGCCCTTCAGAAAATTGTAATCGCGAATCATTCCCTGACATAACGCCGCGAACTTGCGGCGACGGCTTTGTTGCCTACCAACCAGTGTCAGGGGGGAAATATGTCGATGTTGTTTTATTTCGAGACTATCAAAATGCTTGCGGTTGGGCGCTTTCACTCCTGTTGCAGGGCAACTTTTTTGGTGAGGGAAGCGTAAATTTTTCAGAATCAAAATTCATAACTTCTTTAGACCCTCGTGGCAGCTATGTATTCCAGCTTTATTATCAAGACATGCCCCCGCCGTTTCCACCCACAGAATACAACATAGTTGTATCCGTGACATGACTTACGAAAGTTTTTTGGCAATAATTCCAGAGCACATTCGCGCTCGGCGAGATGAGGCGATCCGCGCCATGCAGGCCACGGGCCGCTTCGCCCGCAGCGGCTTCCAGACCACCCCACCCGAAATCCTCGCCACCCGCGAAGCCACCTGCCGCGCCTGCCCCGAATGGGACGCCGCCGCCTTAAACAAAACGGGCCGCTGCCGCAAGTGTGGATGCAGCACATGGGCGAAACTCCGCATGGCAACCGAGCGTTGCCCGCTCGGAAAGTGGGAGGCGGTTTCCTCCCCCTCTGTGTCCCCTGTGTCCTCTGTGGTCAATCCGCTCCCGCCCGCTCCCGAAGCCACTCGGAAGCCCGGGTGATTTGACACACGCCGCTCGCGTAGCGGCATGAAACTTTTCCTCGATTTAAAAAACCGGCGCTTCGTCAAGTCCGCCGCGAGCAATGTCGCGCTCGACCGCCTCGTCCTAAAACGGCGCGACACGCTTCCCATCGAGATCCTTTATGTCGAAAACGGCGCTCTCGCCACGCCCCCCGCCGGAACGACCGCCGCCGTCGGCCTCAAAGCCAAATTCTCTGACTCCAATTTCCTAGCTTACGCGGCCCCCGGTCAGACCACACTTGATCTAAATACATTGCCGGTCGAGGCCGCGTTCTCCTCCAACCCCGCCACCGTCAGCGCCCTCCTCGAAATCCGCTGGGGAGCACCCGGCACCGCCCACCGAACGGCCACCCTAGCCGTCGAACTCCAAAACGCCGTGATCACCGGCGACGAGGCTACCCCCGCCGCGATCCCCGACGGCAAAGCCACCCAAGCCGAAGCCACCGCAGGCACCGACAACGACAAGTGGATGACCCCCCTGCGCACCGCGCAGGCCATCGAGGCGCTCGCTGAGCCCGCGTATTTCGGCACCACGCAACCCCCCGCAGGCAGCAACTACAAATTCTGGGTCAACACCTCCACCGGCCGCCAATTCGCGCTGATCGACGGCCAATGGCTGGAAACCAGCGGGTCCTCGACCGGCGACCTTGGCGGCACTGGCACAGGCGGCGGCGGGGTCACCAGCTACAACGACCTCACCGACAAGCCCACCCTCGGCACTGCCGCCGCGACCGATGCGAGCGACTACGCCCCGCTCTCCCACCAGCACGCCATCGCGGATGTCACGAATCTCTCCACCTCCCTCGCCGCCAAAATCTCCGGCACCGGCGTGGCGTCCATGGAGGTCGTCACATCACTCCCCGCCTCGCCTGCTCCTACCACTTTCTACCTCGTGATCCCCACCGGGGCGACCACCGCCAGCGCCGTGACACTCGGCAGCGTCTCCCTCTTTACCGGCACCGGAGGAGATGGAGGAGGTGGCGGTGGCGACCCACAGCCCACGCTCTGGACTCCCCTCGGAATACCCACCCTGCAAATGTGGTTTGCCGCCGAGGATGAGGCAATCACCTCGTCAGGCGGCAAAGTCTCTGAGTGGCTCGACAAGAGCGGCAACCTACGGCACGCCACGCAATCGACTGCCGCCAACCAGCCAACCTTTTTTTCATCAGACAACTTTGGCCGCAAATCCGTCGGAAACACCACAAGCGCAGGTCTGCTCGGCCTCATATGCCCTAGCACGACCTACAAAGAGGTCTTCCTCGTTGGCTATTACGGCACTGGCACGGAATCCGTTTTTTCTGGAATTAGCACTTTCTTCGCGGGTCCAGGTGTCAACAACGCCCAGCGCGTGGCTGGCAACAATGCAGTCAACGCATTCCTCACCACATCAGCCTTCACAGCAAGCGTCTTCAAAAATGCCGCTGATGCTTCTACTAGCGCCCCGCTCCCCCTTCCACCGAGCATTTTGCGATTCAATGCAGCCGCTACCGTGACACAGCAAACATTTTTACTCTATTCATCGCTCTCATCCGGCCGCTCATTCAATGGCGCCTTCTCCGAGGTTTTGTTTTTCGCCTCCGACCTTTCCGCCACTAACCGACAAAAAGTCGAAGGCTATCTCGCTCACAAGTGGGCGCTCGCCGGGAACCTGCCCGCAGACCACCCCTACAAATCCGCCGCGCCCACAGCATGAGTGCCTACTACATCGTCGACACCCGAGCAGAAAGCGACCAGTGCCGCGCCGCCGCATTCGCCGCATTCATCGCCACGCAAAGTGACCCCGCCTACATCGCCACGACCAGGGAGTGGAGTGGTGAGCAAACCCGCGCCGACGGCAAATTCATCGTCCCATTTTGCGCGCAACTCGGCGTGGCAAGCTACAAAATTGAAGACGCCAAGGAGGAGTGGTTCGGATGATTGCCTTTCCCGCCAACCCCACGGTCGGCCAAATCTACCCGCCACTCACCTCGGCCGCCATCGATGGCCGCCGCTGGCGCTGGACCGGCTCCGCCTGGGCCGTCCTAACCATCGAAAAAGCCACGCAAGCTGAAGCCGAAGCAGGCACCAGCCACGAATCGTGGATGACGCCCCTGCGCACGGCACAAGCCATCGCGGAACTCGCCCCGCCTCCGACATGGGACAGCGTGCTGAACAAGCCCGCGACCTTCCCAGCCACGGCCCACACGCACCTCAAGAGCGAGATCACCGGCCTCGATGCCGACCTCGCCGCCCTTTCCGCAGCCGACACCGCACTGGATGCCAGGATCGACCACCTCACCGCCAATCTCGACCCCGCCGCGCTCGACTCCATCGCCGAAGCCGCCTCGAGCATCGGCACGCTCCAGACCCAGCTCGACACCCACACCCACACGGCCAGCCAGATCACCGACTTCGCCTCTGCCGTCGTCGCCGTCTCGCCTCCCGTCGATTGGAGCAGCCTAACCGGCAAGCCCGCCGAGTTCCCGCCCGAGGCGCACGCCCACGCGATCTCCGAAGTCACCGGCCTCCAGACCGCTCTCGCAGGCAAAGCCACCGCCGCCCAAGGCGCAAAAGCCGACACCGCGCTCCAGCCCGAGGCCGTCGATTATCGCGGCGCCTACGACAACGGGGCCGACTACTACCCCGGCCAAGTCGTCAGCTACAACGGCGAGCTCTACATCCGCACCGGCGAGCCGAACCCCGGGTATCCGCCCGGAACCTTCTATTGGGCCGCGTTTGATCCCTCCGCCTCGCCAGCCTTCAAGCTCTGGGTCGATCTCTCAAAAGCCGACGCGGTCCACACGCACGCCGCCACCGAGATCACCGGCCTTTCCAGCTACATCATCGCCTCGGCCCCCGGCCTCTCGATCAACAGCACGATCCGTTACGGCGACGGCACCAGCACCACCTTCCCCATCGAGGGCCTCGCGGGCAACGATCCCGAGCATGTCCTCGTCGCCTTGAACGGCGTCACTCAAGCGCCGACGACCGACTACACCGTCAGCGAAGCCAGCGGCACGATCACCTTCGACGCCCCGCCCGCCGCAGGCACACAGATCGCCTGCACCGCCCTGGGCCTCCGCAGCGTCCAGCCGCCCATCGATCCGACCCTCTACCTCTTCGCCTTCGACTCCAGCCTCGACGGCCTCACGACCTACAGCGGCCGCCTCCTCAACGCCGACCGCCCCGCCGCGCCAGCGCTGCCCGAGACCGCCACCACCTGGACAATCCGCCGCACCACGCTCAACGCCGCCGGCCGCGTCCTTTCAACCGCCTCGGCCATCGGCTCGTGGGCTAACCGGGAAAGCCTCTCCTTCCAATGACGACAATCACCGAGAGCAACCTCAGCCAAAGCCTCGACCTCTCGTCCTTCGACCTGACCCTCCCCGGCCTCGTCGTCGAATATCCCACCCGCTCAGCCTTCCCGAGCGTCGGAAAAGCCGACCGCTTGTATCAGGCGATGGACGAGGGAATGCCCTACCGCTGGAGCCCCACCGCGAACGCTTACGCCACGCTGATTTCCATCATCGATGGCGGCGGTTTTTGACAATCACCCCACCCACGAACACCAACAACTAACCCACCAACACCATGCCACAAATCATCAAAGTAAAACGCGGATCTGGATCGCCGGTTTCTCTTCAAGTCGGAGAGGTCGCGTTCGACACAACAAACAAATCCTTCTTCATCGGCACAGCCGAAGGCGTTCTGCCAATCGGCGGCGAGCATGTCTTTGCGAAAAAGACCTTCGTCAACGATGCAGTCGCAGCCGAAGCCTCGCTCCGCAGCTCGGCCGACTCGACCCTGACCTCGAACCTCAACAGCGAAATCAGCCGCGCCACCGCAGCCGAAGGCGTCATCGCCGCGAACCTCGCAACCGAGATTTCGGACCGCGCCGCCGCGATCAGCTCAGAAGCTTCCGCTCGTTCCTCAGCCGACTCCGTTTTGGACGGCAAGATCACGACTGAAAAGAATCGCGTAGACGCAATTCTTTCAGCCGCTGACGCTGACAAAGATAGTTTTGCAGAAATTGTCTCGCTGATCAATTCTGTCGACACCACAAATGATTCAGCATTTGCCGGTTATGTGACCAGCAACAACGCCGCCCTCGCCAGCGAGACCAGCGCACGCCAGTCGGCCGACACCGCCCTCGGTGGCCGCATCGACACTGTGGAGTCCGCCGCGACAGCGCTCACCACTCGTGTCTCCGCCGCAGAGCAGGACATCATCGACAACGCGACCGCGATCAGCACCGAGGCCAGCAACCGCGCATCGGCGATCACCAGCGAGGCATCCGCCCGCAGCGCCGCCGACACGACCCTCCAAGGCAACATCGATTCAGAGGCCAGCACACGCGCCACAGCCGACACCAGCCTCTCGAACCGCATCACCGCACTCGAAGGTGCCAGCGCCGACAGCCGCCTGGACGACCTCGAGAGCGATGTCGCCGACCACGAGACCCGCATCAGCGCGCTCGAGACGACCATCGACGGCGGAACCTACTAACCGCAACCCACTCCCCGGCGGGGCGGCCCATGCCGCCTCGCCAAGCGGGGGACCCTAAAGTCTCCGCTGAATAAAAACGGCCCATGCCAAACCCAACCATAGTCCCGAAAAAATCCACACTCGCCGGAGCCATTCCGACGACCTCTCAGCTTTCGCTGGGAGAGATTTGTGTGAACCACAGCGACCGAAGAATCTACTCGCGCAACCCTGCCACGGGAGAGGTCTATCGCCTCGCAGGCGCTGGCGAAGCCCCGGACCGCGTGTTCGTTTTCGACTCCGACGGCGACACCACTTTCCTCGGATACCTCCTGTATTCCGATGTCCCCGCCACCGGCTCCATCTACGACGCCGCAGACTGGGAAATCTCCCGAACCCAATTTTCCGCAGACGGCAACTCCTCCACAGAATCCAGCGCCACCGGCGCGTGGAATTCCAGAACTTCCTTAAGTTATGCTTAGTCCTCTCTACGGCCAACTCTCACCGCTCCGCATTCCGACAAGCAGCCGCTTTATTTCTGTCGACGCCGATGTTTCGTCCTACATCCTCGCGGTCGAGTCCGCTGACGGCCAGCAGTTGGAGGAGGGCGTCATCTCTGCCGTGGAATCATTTGTCCTCGGCTGCAAGTCGGACGGAATCTGGCCTGCACTCAAAGCATCCTGCATTCTCGCTGGGGCGAGAACGCTCTCGGGTGCGCTTGTTCCTCTTGTTGGAACTGCTCCAACCAACTTCAATTTCGTGTCGGGTGATTACAACCGTGAAACCGGCCTTATTGGCAACGGATCAACTAAATACCTAAACGCAAACCGAAACAATAATGCAGACGCTGGATCAAACCGCCACGGGGCTGTATGGGCAACGCAAGTAGCAACTAATACGAGTAGAAATTTATACGGCGCAGCTCCTTCGTCTAATAATGGAAATATGATTCAGTTCGCCACAGCGACATCATTTAGAACAAAAGCCAGCAGCTCGCTTTCTACAATTACAGTGCCGTCAGCTACCACAACTGGATTGAAAGGAATATCGAGAACATCCTCGGCTAATTATATTTTTCGACACGGAGAAACTAATTACCAATTAGCCATTTCTTCACTTAACCCATTTTCCTCAAGTTCAGCTATTTTTGCAGGTATCGATACTAGTGCGGCAATCAGCGGATACAACGCCAGCAGGATTTCTTTTTACAGCATTGGTTCAGGTCTCGACCTCGCCCTCCTCGACACTCGCGTGTCCAACCTCATGACCGCACTCGCCGTCGCCATACCATGACCCTCGCCGAACTAATCACCCAACCTGTGAGCTACGAGACCGCCAAGGAACTCGCTATCATCCTAACGCCCGAGCAAGCCGCCACGCTCGGAGCGATCCAAGCGCAATACGGCAACCCGCGCCATGTCGCCGCGCCTGTCCCTCTCTCCGATGGCCGACTCATGCTCTGCGCCGACTTGCTGACTGAGACCGGCCCCGGCGGCCTCTACGCGCAGGGCTTCGCCCACCTCCCCGCCGATCTTTTCGCTCAAGTCCAAATCCTCCCAATGGCCTCCGCCGTCGCCCTCATCCCACAACCCGAAGAAATCTAAAAACCCACCACCATGCTCGAACAAGTATCTACATCCGTAAAATTCGTGGCCTTTTACACGGCCAGCAAAACAGGCAAAACCGGCTTGACCGTCACCATCGACATCTACAATCCATCCGGCTCGCAAATCGTCACCGACGGCAGCGCCACCGCCATCGGCGGCGGTCTCTACAGCTACACGCTCTCGACCAACAACAGCGCCGAGGGAGAGTATGCCGCAATCTTCAAAACCTCGGACTCGACCGTGGACGCGCAGCATATCCCGAGCCTCTGGGTCCTCGGCCGCGCAGGCGTGGAAAACCTCGACGCTGCTGTCTCCTCCCGCTCCACCCTCACCGCCGCACAGGTCAATTCCGAAGCCGATACCGCCCTCGCCGATGTCGGACTCACCAGCACTATCACCGGGCGAATCGACCAAGCCATCAGCACCCGCCTCGCGGCCGCTGATTACACCGCGCCAACCTCCGCGCCTACCGTCACAGCAATCCGCCAGGAGATGGACAGCAACTCGACCAAGCTCGCCAATCTCGACGCCACCGTGTCCAGCCGCCTCGCCACTTCCGGCTACACCGCGCCGACCTCGGCCCCAAGCGTGGCCGACATCCGCGCCGAGCTGGCCGTGGAACTCGGGCGACTGGATGCCTCCGTTTCCTCGCGTCTGGCAGGCAGCTCATATACAGCCCCAACAACTCCTCCGACTGCCGCCGAGATCACGACCGCCGTCTGGGCCGCCGCCGACAAAACCGGCTACAGCCTAACGAGCGCCGAGCGCACCGCCATCGCGGCCGCCGTCGAAGGCTC